CGTAACGGCAAGGCGTTCAAGTGCCGCACTGTGGGCGGCGTAACCTTCATAACGAGATGGATGTGACCATGACCGACAAAATCAAATATCGCATGGACCCCAAGACGGGGCGACCATTGCACCTGCTTGGCGACCTTGCCGCCGTCCTTAATGATGATGGCTCGACAGTAACCGAACATTACGAAAACGGCAGACTTTACAAGACTAGTTATAAGTCTGTCCCCTACCCTAAAGATTGGAAACCAGAATGACTTACTATGACGATGATGAGGACGACGAATTGGCACTGCCCGAACGATACATCGAACGCGCAGGCGAAACCTTAGCCTACCGCCTGATGGAATATCTGGAATTTCTGGGCGTGATAGGCAAAGACCATGTGTCCTATCTACGCTACCCGCCCATCGAATTGATCGAAGACGCCGAAAAGGCATTGAAGGACGAATAACTACCTGAAAACAAAAGACAATAAAAATAACTTTCTCATAAGTCCTTGAAAACAAAAGAAAGAAAGTTATTGACATACCCTCAAACTATGCTATAATGAGCCATCAAGACGGGAAACCGCCTTGATGGTTCTTTGACATTGATAAAAGGAAAGTAGAGCATGACACACGACTACATAGCTATCGTTTTACTCGGCGGCGGATCAAGCTGGGCCAGAAACCCTGATCCAGAAAAAGCCATCGCCAGTGTCGTAAGGCAAGTAAAGAACGATTGGGGTCAGATTTTTAACATGAAGGGCGCTGAGATTTATGTCAACGTCTGGGATGTTACTGGCAACGATGATGTCCATTGGGATGACGAAGGTATGCACGGGGATAAGCAAGACGAACACCCCATAACCAAAGTCAACACCCGCTTGGTAGTGTTACCCGGCAAACGCAAACTAGCAGCGTAAACAACAAAAAGCCCCCGGTGGAGTGAGACACCGGGGGCTTTCCAAAAGGGTCAGTAGAGCATTACTAACCCAAGCAGTATATCATCGCGTGATATCAGTTGTCAATTCTTGCTTACACCGGGTATATTTATCTTCGGCAGTTCTTCTGCCATGCGGCGCAATTCTGACTTGCTGTTCTTTTTAATGACGTCCGGCGCGGCAAAAATGTGTTTCTTTGTCGGGTGTTCGACAGAATGGACGCGACCTATGTCAACCCAGCCTGCCTCTTTCAGCGCATGAAGTAACGCAGCGGGTGGTATCTTTACGCCCGCAGGCACGTTGATAGCCAGCGCGTCGCAAATACGGTGGAACGGACCACCAATGACGCCATTGGCAAACACCGCCGCCTTGTTCCGCATCAACTCGACCAGATAGCTTTCTGCTACGCTCATGCCATGCTCGACCATGTTCAGCTTCCATTCGGTCACTGGCGGCGGCGCAGATGGATTGAACGATGACACGTCGCGCTGATGCAGCCATGCGGCACACTTTTCATAACCGCCTGTCTCATACCAGCCCCACAGCGCGTCGGCTGCTGGCGTTGTCATGCGCGGCGCGTGTGTCCACACACAGAACCAACGACGGTCTTGTGTGGGCAGCGTGATGGGCAGCGAGTCGTTCGTGTAGGCAAGCACCATGAGGCGGTTGACCAACTCGTAAGGGTGCATACCCTTGCGGTTGACCGACAGCGTTTCAGGCGGTGCAGCAATCATGGGTTTCAGCTTGTTAGCCATGGCCCGACGTTCACGCGCCTCTGGCTCCTTTAACTCGTTCAAGATGACAACTTCAGCTTCCAGCGCGTAGCCCCACTGACTGTCCAGCCCGCCAGCTTCGATGACTGACCTGTTGCGCCAGTTGCCGCCGCCCAGCGCCCACAGGAACGGCTGAAAGATGGTATCCTTGCCCGCGCCTTCGTCGCCGCCAATCAGGATGGCGTGGTTAATCTTGACGCGTGGGTTCTGTATCTTGAACGCCATAGCGTTTAGGATGTGGTCCAAGTCCCTGTCATCTTTAATTAGATTGCGGCAATGCTCAAGCCAAGGCTCGACGTCATGGTCGGCAATCTTGTCGCTTTCTGACACGTCAGGGCGGGCGTTTGTCCACCTGTTACCATAGACCAAGCCGTCGCGCGTTACCAGCACGTCATCACCGGCGGCAAACGTCACGGCTGCCAGCGCAGGTGCGCCACGGTCCTGCCGACGCTCGTCGTAGTAGACGGACGCTTGGATGCGCTGTGTCTTCTTGTGGATGGAGCGACAGTCAACGTGACGAAACAAGGCGTTAAAGACGTTACGGGCTATCTCTTGACGTGTGACCATGTCGAAATAGCAGTCATCAGACTGTATGTAAGCGAAACGCTCGAACCACTCGCTTTGTTCCAGCCGTCCTGCTTCTTTCTTTTCGACCTCACGCACACGCGCTGCGGCTTCGTCAGGAAAAGCTTCCGTAGGGGAAATCTTATCCATCATCGACGCCATGCGCTCTGCGATTAGTTCATCCCGCAAGCCCGGCGTTGCCTGTGGCCCACCGTTAGCGGCAACCCAATCAAGGAACGTGCGGCTGTCAAGGTCTTGGCAGTGTCCATGATAGCAGCAGAACGAACGGTCGAGCGGCTTGTAACGCGCCTCGATCATGCCATCGCTGTGGTGGGCGTGGTTAGGGCAGACGATGCCGCACCAGCCGTCGTTGTTAGGTGCGCTAAGGACTAGGTTGTTTTCGCTTAACCATGTCAGGACGTTGTCATGCCCAGTGTCGCGCAGTTGCACAGTCCTAAAGTCGGCTGTGTCGCCTTCTTCGGGTGTGACGCCTAACGCTTCGCAGATTTGTTCTATTGTGTATTCACGTTCTGGGTGGAACTCGACCAGCCGCGCAGGGAAATTACCGCGCCCGCTTTTTAGGTTGACACTGCCGGGAATGCGACAGTTGCGGACAGCGTTGGTCGCGCCGGGGTCGGTGTAGCCAGCGGCTGCGATAGCTTTGACGGCAGCGCAGAAGTCGCCCTTCTTTGGCTGCTCGTTGAACGCATAGCCCCATTGGAACGAACCTTCGCTGGTTTCCAGTATCCATGTCGGCGCAAGCGGCGGCGTCTTGGACTTAGTGCCGATATCATCTAGCATCATGAACAGGACATATTCGACGTTGCTGGACTTGGCAGCGGGCTTGCCATCTACAAAGCGGTCAACAACGAACGAGCCAGTGTTGACATACCATGCCTCGCCGTCCTTGATGCGGGCCTTTTCAGGCAGGAACGCAGGGAACGTCGCCTTTGGCGCGCCGTCTGCGTGATAGATTGGTTTGCCGTCATCGCCATGCACGGGCTTCTGACGCACTAACAAAGCCGTTTCGCCCACTGTATCAGCGGCCAACCCGACTATATAGTCTATGAACTTCGTGCGACTCTCACTCATCGCTTGCTCCTTATTTTCCATAACGTTCCATAACTGCCACTTCAGCGTTCAGGGGTAGCCCTGTTGCCCATGATGGCGGCTCACACATAATCTGCACCAGCCGCGCTGCTGCGGCCTCTGCATCTGCTTCCGGCACTTCCAAGACTATTTCATCGTGGATGTGTAAGACTACATCGTCCAACTGTCGCAAGGCGTGGCGCAGCAAGTCGTTAGCGATAGCCTGCGTGATGTTCTCACACGCCAGACCACGCCACAGCCGCGCCCTCGGCCACTCCTTCGCGTCGGCGGCTGGCTTCCAAGAAGCCTTCGCGTAGGTCAGGTCGCCTTTCTCGTTGAAACGGGCGAAAGGGTAACATAACACACGGCCAGACGGAAGGGCATACCAAAGATGCAGTCCATCAAATAAATATGTAACGCGGCCAACAGTGAACTCACGTCCTTTGTTCCGCATAGCGCGCATATAAGTTTCTTCAAGGCCAGACCAGTAAGGCACGGCCCACTGGTTAGCCCTGCGCCATGCGTCAACCATGCGCTTGGCGTCGCTCTCTGACATGACCAAGCCGTAGATGCGGCCCATGCTGGCGAACGCGCCGACGCCGCCTGCAAAGCCGCAGGCTAACTCTTGCACCTTGCCAATCTGGCGCTGGTCTTTGTCAACGTCATCATAGCCGACATGGAAGGTCGCCATAGCGTTATGCTTGTAAACGTCTTCGCCTTTGGCAAAGATGTCCAGCTTGCGTCCGCCAAAGGTGCTGTTAGATGCCCACGGCGTGACGCGCGCTTCGATTGCGGCCCAGTCAGCAACGACAAGGCGCTTGCCTTTGCCGGCCATCAGCGCAGGGCGCAGCATACCTTTCAGCACGTCAGTCACGCGGGCGCCATGGTCGGGGACAATCCTGTGTCCGCGGACCATAGCCTGCCTAACTAATGCCGGGTTTCCGGCACACTTTCTTGGGAAATTGTGAACTTGTAGTCCATATGACGAAGCACGGCCAGTAGCACTCCCTCCAGCAAACACAAATGCTCCTCTAACCTTATAATCTTCCGCGTCAGCAAGAGCTGCGGCGCGTTGGAACTTAGCGACGGACGATGCCCACAGATCGTCCGCGCACTGGATGACTTCCGCAACTTCCGACGGCACTTCATCTGCATTCTCCCCCGCTAACGTGAGCAGATTAGCGCGCACGTTCTTGTCAATGGATAGCCTAGCTACCCCGTCTTTGTAAACCGTAGCTAGTTCAAGGGCTTGCGGCCCTACCCTAGCCAATACCCAATCCTTCATCTTTGGGCTGCGGACGGACTTAATCTCGCCGTGCGTCACTTCTGCGACAATGGTCTGTATCTCTGCCAATTCAGCTTCGGCGTAGCGCACCGCTGCCAGCGCCAATGGCCGGTCAAGCAACACGCCGCGGTCGTTGATGCGCTCGTTGACATGATAGTCAGCCAATTCTTCAGCCGACAGCGGACGCTGCGCCAGCGTGATGGCCCGCATGGCCCGCACATCCTGTTCGCAATAGTCAACCATCTCCTGCATCAGCTTCGCGTCTTGGCGAAACGTGCCGTCTGATTGCGGGATGGACAGCGCGCGGATCAGTTGTCCGCCGCGGTGGTCTTTCTTCATGGTCGCGCCAGCGAAGCGGCCCACATCCTCAAGGCTGCCCGGCGCGCAGTTGGCGCGGGCTTGTGCTGCGGTGCAATAAAACTGCTCCAGCTTAAAGTTTACCTGAAGGACATACCAGAATATCAGGCGCTCGAACGCTGCGTTGTGCGCGTAGACTAGCCCTGTGTGGTCGCGGACGTCCTGCGGGAAAGGCTCACCGGGTAGCCACGTCCGCACATTTTCGTCATCAAATGCGTATGACATACACAACACGTCGGTGCTGGCGTCCTGCGCGTAATTGTAAACGCCGCGGCTGCGTAAGTCGCACCGGCTGCGCGTTTCAAAGTCAATCCATAATTTAGACATAGAAGTTCTCACTCTTCCGCTACTTGCCGGGGCGGGGTGGATGTCGCCCCGGCTTTCGCACCACTTAAACTACGCGACGACGACGACGCGCACCTTCAGCGGCTTCAGGTTCAGCAGCGACTTCCAATTCTGCGTCATCTGATGGCTTGACCGAATCGGTGTCCATTGACACCCAGTCAGTAATATCAAATATTGGCGTAAAGATACGACCATAGGTCTTGTGCTGGTAATGCTCGGTCTTTAGTTCAAGCAATGGCACAGGCTTGGCCTGATCCTTTTCCACTTGGTCCGCGATGGCAACTGCCAACGCCTGCACAGCGCGCTTACCGCCGACTGACGTCGCCGTGAAGCGTGCCTGCATATCCTTGTCTTCGCCGTTAGTGCAAACCAGCATCATGCCGACTTGCATTTCCCAGCCGCGCTGCGCGCCTGCTGGCGCTGGGTCCAACTCTGGCAGCGGTTCTGACACCGGCACCAGCTTTTCTGCCAGCACTTCGCCGTTGCCCCACGCAATGTAGCCGTGGACGAACGAGAACGGGTTAGCGGCCCACAGGCTGCCTTCCTCGACTTCGGTCTGGTCTGCACCGAAAACCCAATGGCCTGTCTTGTCCATCTTCAGAATGACTGTGCCGCCGGGAGCGATTTCAGACTGAATGGAACGCAAAGCACCAGTGAGCGATTGAACTGACGGCAAGTTAGCGCCGCCAAAAGTAGTGATATTTGACATTGTATTGTACCTTTTCTGTTACTGTATTTTAGACATAGCTTTGGTAAGCATCTGTCCGATTTGCAAAACCGCTGGCCGGGAATCACTTTCCGGCGCAAGGGTAGAGCCACTGGAGACAGCGACAACTAAGTCCGCTGGCAATTCTATCTTGGCTTTCTTCAAAGCCTTTTCTGCTTGTGCAGGCGACAAGGGCTTAGGGTCAGCCCATGCTTCTACACCAGCAGCGGACATGAAAGCTACAGCTTTATCCTCGTTTGTCCACTGCCGTGTTGCACGTTTGTTGACCAGCTTCCATCCGGGGACTTTATGTCCGTCTTCCAGAAGCCCATGCGCCAACTGCTGCAAGTCTTTGATGAACGCCTCGACCAACGGCGCCTGTTCCAGATAGTGTGCTATCTGATCCATTGGCAGCGCATCGACCTTGACTTTCAGCGCACGGTCTACAGCGCCGGTCATGACAGGGCAGACAGGCTTGGCCGCGCACCACTTGCAATGGTCGCCGGATGCCAGCGGCGCGTCAGGGCGCATAGCAATCTTGATGGCAGCGGCAAGTTCTTTCTCAAACGCATCGACGCGGTCTAGCGTTGTCACCCACCGCTTAACAAACGGCGGCTGGACAATGATTAGTTCTACTTCTTTGGCTCCGTCGAAAGCCCACGCCGTTTCCGCCGTGCGTTTAGCAGCCGCAGCGTAGAAGAGTAATTGGGCGTTTTCGATGGCTTCAACAGCCACCCCGTCACCAAACTTCCAATCCAAAACAATCGCTCGATCACCAAGGCGACCAAGAAGATCGGTAGAACCAAAAACGTCAGGCAGAAAATCACCAAAACCAACCCGGCTTTCAACAGCATATTCCATCTCCCCCTGCGGGTCTATTTCGTCCAGCGCGCGCAGCGCCGGTATCAGCTTGTCCTCAATTAACGCTTCGGTCAACTCTACATCTTCGTAACGCAGACCAACCAAGCGGTATGGGTCAACGTCGCGTTCTAGTATAGTTGCAATGCTGTCGTGCAGGAGCGTGCCTTCGTCGGCGTAGCTGCTGCTGGGCTTTGGCGGCATGGTATCCACCAGCGCCACGCTGCCGGGGCAGGCTATGACGCGCTTGGCGGTCGAGCCGCCGACTATCTTACTATGTTGCATAATGTACCTCACTTTACTGTTTGGACCCCCACCATACACACAACAAAATTTGATGCAAGCCTTGAAATGCAAAAAATTTTGTAGTAGCCTTCTTGCATGACTGAGAAAGAAATAGAGCGATACTTCTGTAAACGTGTGCGGGCGCTAGGCGGTTTTGCCTACAAGTTCCGCAGCGTTACGCAAGTCGGCGTCGCCGACCGCATAGCTTGTATGCCTAACGGCGAGGCTTGGTTCATCGAAATCAAGCAGCCCAACGGACGGCTGTCTGCATTGCAGCGCATCTTTGCAGACGAAATGACGCACACCAAGCAGCATTACGCGTGCCTGTGGTCGATAGAGGATATAGACGCATGGCTCAAACGCTTCAGCTAAGACCATACCAAGAGCAAGCGGCGACGTTCCTGTACGAGCGTGACCGCGCCATGATCCTTGCGCCTGTCGGCGCGGGCAAGACCGCCATCACCTTGTCGGCGATGGATGAGATGCTGCGTGACGGCCATGTGAAACGTTGGTTGGTAGTGGCGCCGAAGCGGGTCTGCACTGACGTGTGGCCGGTGGAAGCGCCGAAGTGGTCCAGCATCAAGCCTGCGCTTGCTGTCGGTCCGCCGGCGCAGCGCGCCGCAGCAATAGCTAGTGGCGCCAGTGTGGTGGTTATCAATTATGATAACTTGGACAAGCTAAAGGACTTGTCGAGTTTTGATGGAGTGGTGTTTGACGAACTGACGCGGTTGAAGAACCCGTCAGGCAAACGCTATAAGGCGTTGGAGAAAATTATGTCTACGATGAAGATACGGTGGGGTCTGACAGGATCGTTCACCTCAAACGGGCTGGAAGATGTCTTCGGCCAGTGCAAGATAATTGACCAAGGACTGCTGGGCCGCGCCAAGGGTGCGTTCATGCAGCAGTATTTTATCTGCACCAACCGCGAGTTTGGTCAATGGGTACCAGCAGCCGGCGCGCTGGAGCAAGTCATGAAGCGCATCCGCCCTGCGACGTTCGTGCTGGAGCCGGGCGAGTACAAGGACAAGCTGCCGCCGTGCCATGTCACAGAGGTGCGGGTGCCGCTGGATGATCGCGCGCCATACGACAGGATGAAGCGCGACTATGTCGTGCGCTTCGGTAACGACCAGATTGTAGCCCAGAACGCAGCAGCGGTAACGACCAAGCTGCAACAGATGGCGTCCGGCTTTGTTTACAACCGCGACGCTGGGCCGGGGTCGATATGGTTTAGCAGCCACAAGTTTGACCGGCTGGAAGAACTGCTGGCAGAAAACCAGCGGGCCAATACGCTAGTAGCGTATACATACCAAGAAGAGTTGGCGGAACTGAAGCGCCGCTTCCCGCACGCAAAGACGATGGACGATGACAACATCATCGAACGCTGGAACGCAGGCGAAGTCGAGTTGTTGTTGGCCCACCCTAAGTCAGCAGGCCACGGGCTGAACCTACAGCATGGCGGATGCCACATGGTGTTCCTGTCGCTGCCGTGGTCGCTGGAACTGTACGAACAGACGGTCGGGCGCCTGCACCGCAGCGGTCAGACAAAGGACGTTTGGGTGTACGTGATGCTGACAGAGAAAAGTATTGACGAACGTATATGGGCGGCGCTGCACGACAAGCGTGCGGTGTCAGACCTAGCATTGGAAGAACTTAAAAATGAGTAAACTAAACTGGCGGTCGATGATTGCCGTGCTGTCCGACCTTTCGGAAGCCGAAGTAAAGCAGGCGCTGGACGCTGAACTGGACACGCACAAGCGGCCAGCCATCGCGCGGCGCCTGCATCAGCGGTACTCTGCGATACGGACGGCGCGGGAACGCGAGGAGATTATGGTGTGGCTAAAGAAATGACAGACCACGCAGCGGCGACCGTTGAGGCGCTGGAAAAAATACTTGCGTTACTGCGGGCAGGCCATGCACCAGAAGACTTAGGTGAGGCGGTGATACTACTAGGCCGCCTGATGGCTAGACGCACCTAGCATTTCAGTTGTCACCATAACGCGGCCAACAGCGCCGTAGTCTTTGTGGTAGGTGATGGCCCATGCAGCCCGGTCGGCAATCCAGCCGCCGCGCGCAGCGTAGGCATCACGCGCCGCCAGCGTTGGATGCTGCACAACTGTCACACCATTATATTCTTTTTCGTCGCGGTGATGCCGGTGGCCGCAGTGTATCTCACGGCGCGTCGTGCGACCCCACTGTTGAGGGAACTGCGCGGCGAACAGTAAAGGCAGTGATTCGTTCTTGACTTTGTGGCCGTGATGCACGCCCAGCATGGTGTTGCCCCACTCAAACACGTAGAACGGCAGGACGCTGTCGTTGACAGTGACGCGCGGTTCTTCTTCGTAATGCACCGCGAACAGATCAGCCAGCCAGCCGGCGCTCTCTTCGTCATGATTGCCTTCCGCGATAATCAAATAGACTTCTTGATGGCGTTGTAAACATACCGCCATCAAGGATCGGATGATGCGGATTGCTGCGCGGCGTATCTTGGGGAAGCGGCTGTCCGCGTCCAGAACGTGCTTTGACGCAGGCGTCACTGGCGTCTTGCCGTCAGTGTGCAGGAAGTCGCCTTGTATATTGAGAACTGCTGTGTGCGCCTGCGGGCTTTGGTTAACCATTTGGGCGAGTGCGGCGAGGATAGTCTTTTCCGCGGTGGCGATGTCCCAGTCCGCGCCGCCTTCTTTATGCCACGCCAGCATACCAAGGTGGTAGTCAGTGAACGTGTACAGATTGCATAACTGCTCTTCAGTATTTGCTGGGGCAGCAACTGATACCGCGGGTGGTATCTCGTCCTTGAAGCCTTTGACAGTCTCACGCATGGCGTCAATCAGCGCCTCATGCGTTAGCGATGCTTTAACCCATTGTCCGCTTGGTTTGCCTTCGGAGTTGTAGTATGTTGACACCCCTTTGGTAACGTAGCCCTGCGGCACGGGGCGGGTGAAATCGTTTTCAGGAGCGTAGCCCATCAACGCCGCCTTCTTTTTGACCGCGAGGTAGGCGTCGCTTGCGCCGCCGATGTTAATGCCTAACGCAATCGACGCAGCTTTAGCGCCGCCGTGTAATTCTATAGCCTCAAGCATCTCACGTTGACGGGGTGTACAGTATCTGTACAACTCTGGGTCTATCGCTATAGTCGCTGGCATTTAGTTGCCTTTCGGGCAGTCCGCTTCGCAGACACAAATAAAGACGCTGTTATGCGCCTCTATTTCCTTGACAGTTTCTGATGAATCTTTTGTTGCATCGTAACTAATCGGTTTCGCAACAGCACAATAGCTATTTACGGGAACGGTCGAAACGGTCGCGCAGCCGCTCAGTGCGCTCAGGATCAGGGACGCTGATAGCAGCTTCACCAAGTTCGATTTGCTCGTTGATGGCATCGTTCATTTCCTTAATGGTTTCCTGACGGCCCCGCTGCTTCCAACGGTTCTCATTCCAAAGCCCTAAGAGCTTGTTAATGATACCCAGCAGGGCCGACAGGAACTTCATTATGCTGCTGGTTTTTCAGCTAGGAACATAGCGACAACGCCTGCCAAACCAGCTACCGCTGTAGAAACGGTAGCCCACTCAGCGTCAGACAGGCCAAACGCCAGCGCAATGCCGGCGAACCCAGCGTAAGTACTCGGCTCTTTCAAGCGGTTTACTAACCAAGATACGATTTCCATGTTATTTCCCCTTCGGATAAAACGCCCAAGGCAGTTCCCAATGCGGGCCGTCCTTGAACGCGCGCCAATCGCCGCCCCATTGGAGCGGGACTTTCTCATCCGCCGCAGCGGATTTAATTACTTTAGCCAGCTTGTGATACAGCGGCCAATCCCAGCGTACTTTGCCGCCAATCATGGGCGCCAAATCGACAGCGTGACCAGTGATGTGGCGTGAGTTCATCGTCTTTGATGCGCCTTGGGCAACCAATTGCTTCTGGCGTTCGACGGTACGTAAGCCTTCTAACACTGTAAAGTCAAGGTCTGACAGTACAGCCGCCTTCTTGACCACACGCACCAGATCAGGATGCACGCCTTCCAGCCGTGACAGGCTGCGCTGGCCTAAGATTATAGTCATAAGGTTCCTCGCATCAGTATGCCAACCAACAGCATAATGATTGTACCCGCCGCGGTCATACCGACGCTTTCCAGACGCTTCATCCGCGCACAGATACTTTCGTACCGGAACGCGCAGACCTGTTCGTGTGTGTTGAGTTGCGCTTGGGTTTCGTCGATAGTAGCCATGGGAGATACTTCCTAATTAAAAGCCAAGCCGGCGACGTTCTGCCGCTTTCTTAGCCCGTTCTTGCGCTAATACGTTTTGTTGTACGGCTTGCGAAGCCACAAAGTAGCCCGGTTTGCCTGCTTTTATATTACCACCGGGCTGCGCGGCGCTGATTAATGCACGGTTTCCTTGATTGCGCGTCATGCGGTTTGCCGCGCCTTTTGCCGTTGATGTAACGCCAGCGACGGTGGCTGTAGTTATTGGCGCTAAATAGCCGGCGCCGCCGTAACCAAGATTTTTCATACCAAACAAAGTTGCGCTGGGCGAAAACTTCCCAAGCCCCGCCAAAACTTTTTGCGTGGCCGTTCCATTCGCAACCTGTTTGATTAGCCCCTGCGTTGGTTTGTCAAACTTTGACAGCTTACGCGGGTCTTTGGCTATCTTACCAAACTCATCCCGAAGCGCCTGCGGGAACGATTTGTTAGAGTTTAGTGCCTCGGAGGTAGCTGTTGCTCGTGTAAACGCGTTCTCTAACGTTTCAGTCCGATAGCCTCTTGCGCGGACGTCGCGGGCCTGTTTAAGAAACGCAGTCGCAGCGGCAGGGTCGCCAGATGTTACTTGAGCGGGCGTCAAACTATCCATGTATTCATCTATGGTGTCATCAAGCGCCGCGATTATCGCGCGTTCTTTAGGTGTGCCGCGACCAGCGCCGCTCTGTGTGTAAGGAAGATCGCGGATAGATTTTCTAAACTCTTCCAGCATTTCAAACGACATGGGCTTGCCAGATTTTTTACCGAACAGGTCTAACGCTTGGTTAACTAACTTATCCGTATCTGGGTCATACCGCATATCGCCTAATTTTGTGCGTACTGTAGCGTCCAAGTCAACCATTGCTTGCGGTGCAATGTTTACGTTCTCCGCTTCCATTGCACGGTATAGCTTACTGGATTCATCCTTTAGTGCAGCCGCCGTTACAGGCTTTACACTAGGCGTGGCCGTTTTACTGCCGACAACAGCACCCGGCACAGATAACGCCATCAACGCATATGGGTTTGTAACATCAAAATAGTTCGTTGCGACAGACGGCGCGCCGGCGGCGCCGACGCCTGCGCCGACCTGTCCGCGGGTGTTCTGGCCCATCATATTCATAAAGTTACGCGTCTGCGGCGATGTAGCTGCGCTCTCTGCAAGTTGAAAACCTTTAGCTTGACCGCCTCCGCTGACGGCTGCTTTTAGAGTGTCGCTGTAAACGCGTTCGCCAGTTGTCTCTGGCGCGCGGCCAATGCCGACGCCCCTGTATGCTTTGCTGATAGTCTCCGATGGCAACTGCATACGTTCGCCGTCGAACAGCGATGCACCTAAGTTATATACGCTTGTGCCAAGGTCGCCAACGCCTAACGCCAGCATACCCGCACCCGCACCAAACGGTGCGCCAAGCCCACCAGTAGGGACACCAGTAGCCAACGCGCCAAGCCCAGCCGCGGTTGCGTAAGGCAGAAACGCGTCTGTGGTAACGCCGGCTATTTGCGTAGCCTTGTCCATGCCCGTGCGCTCACGCTTAACTTTAGCGGGCTTAAACTGCTCAAACGGATTTGCTTCTACCTTAACTTTGGCAGCAGGGGGCGCCTTAAACTGGGCAAACGGATTTGGTTCTTCTTTTGCCATTTACCGTCCTAACACTTTTGCTGCGGCGCCCTTACCAAATGTGCGGTCAAAAAACGCGCGCTGCTGCGGCGAAGGATTCTTACGAAGCATCTGCTTTGCCGCGTCAGGTATTACAGGCGTCTTAGCTGCGGCGCGGGGAGCGGCGGGAGCAGCAGTACGCGGTGCGCCGTACAGTTCTTCTAAGGTGTTCAGAGTGTTACGCGCCGCTTCAATGCCCTGCGTAGGGTCGGTCAGTGCGTCCAACGTCAACTGAAGTTCTACGTTTGAGTTCATTTCTTGCGCGGACATATTTGTCGCGTTTTTAATAGCGGTCGCCAACAGCTTACGCGAGTTGATAATCTCTGACAGATATTTAGACGATTTTGTGCCGACCATCTTTTGTGCTTCGCGGCCAAGGGTTGACGAAGCAAAATAATCCATTGCGTTGGCAAAACCACCGCGGGTTTCTGATGGAATAGCTTCGGCTTTATCCAACGCTTCATAAGCTGCGCGGACTTTATTAATTATTGTGCTTACTTGTTTGCGACCCGGTAGCTTTTCAGCGGCCTTCTTTTCGGTTTCAACAGCCGCGTTAGCCCTAGCTACTGCTGTTGCTTTAGTTGCTGCTTCTGCGGGCGACTCGCGCCCCGCTTGGGCTTCTGCCGCGACGCGTGATATAGGAACTTGCGCCGATCCGGGGTACGGCGACAGGCTAGGGTTCTTGCCTTTAATCTGCTGGCCGACCTGATACTGCGCCATTGTATTCTGCATTGGCGGTGCGCCGGCTAGGCCAGCGGTTTGCGATGGCATGGGTTGCCCGCGGTAAACAGCAAAATCTGCTGGAGGTGTCTTGCCGTCATACGACATTGGCGAGACAGCCATTTGGTCAGGCAAGGTTGCGGGTGCGCCGCGGACCTGATTGTCGGTGACGCCGGGGGCGTTTGGCGCAATAGTTATATTATGTTGACGCGCCCAAGCCTCTAGCTTTGGTCCGCTTCCGGGTTGAGCAATACTAACCAGCTTATCAAAGTCGGCCTTCGCCATAACGCCAGTTTCCAGCGCGGAATCTACAACCAGCGAAAGCGAGTTAACGGGCGCTGCGGCGCTATTCGGCTTGTAACCGGGCGCAAAAGGATTAGGTGCCGCTGCCTGTAGTGCGGTTGGCGTCCTAGGTGCGGGCGCAGGCGCTGCACCAGTGTTTGCAGGGCCGGTTACAACGCCGGGCATTATTCTAGTTGAGAAAGAACCTGTAGGGCTTGTTTCCTTAATGTATAGGTTTCCGTCGGCATCAAAGATGTCGCTGTGGTTTACAGCAAACTGATCCTTAGCGTCTAAAGTGCGCGTAAGTATCCGCTTACGGTTTTCCTCAAACCGGCTAGGGTCGCTCACTAAGTTATTTACTGTTTCATCTATCCGCGCTTGAAGCTCAGGGACGGGGAACTGTTGCTTTAACCGCTCGGCACGCGCTACAACTTCATCGGGTGTGCTTGAGTTGGCAATATCACTAGCCGTATTTTTATAGAACTGCATTATAAAATCTAATTTTTTAATGTCAGCTTCTGTCTTTGCAGTGGCCAAAGCGGGTGCTTGCAACGCTTCTTCGCGCGCGGCGCGCTCTTGCTGCAACTTTAATGTCTGTTCAGCCGCTTCCTGCTGCTTCGTCGTGTTCATCATGTTAACGAATTTCGCTGTCCGCGCAGCCGGATCAGGCATCTGGAGCAAGTTTATCTTAGGCATCATTTGGTTTGGCATATCAATAAACCTTTTTAAGCAACAGGTTTGGTGCGGTTGTAATAACCCATTATCGCGTTGTTGATAGGTGCGTTAGTCACATACCCGCTTATCTGGCCCAAAGCATTTGTTAACGCGTTAGCTGTTCCTGCATAGCCTGACGCGCGGGCGTTACCTGTGTTTATCGCGTTGTTGGCTAACGCGTTACCGGTATTGTACGCGCTTGCTGACGCAGCGTTGCCTATGTTTGCTGCGCCGCGTTGTGCTGCGTCTGAAACATAGAACGCATTATTTGCGGTGTTCGTGGCTCGGTCTAACTCAAGACCGGCTGTTGTGCCGTAATACGCTGCATCGTTTGCTTTGGTCGCCGCGCCGCGGTTTAACGCATTTGTGGCTTCTGTACTACCGCGCGCCAAACCGATCCCGGCGGTCGCTTCGCCAAGGTTCAAAAGATTTGACGCTGTTGTCGCGCCGCGATTTGTAGCGATGTTGCTAGTTGCGGCGCCGCGATTTGTAGCAATGTTGCCAGTTGCGGTCCCGCGATTGACGGCAAGACTGCCAAGTGCGGTCCCGCGATTGACAGCAAGATTGCCCGTTCCAATCCCGCGATTGACAGCAAGAGTGCCAGTTGCGGCCCCGCGCCCTATAGAGTTTGCAGATACCGCCCGCGCCCGCTCCACAGCGGCTGCCGCTAGGTTTGAGCCAAGCGTTCCCGCAGCGCCCGTCATAACATTTGACGCTGCTTGGCCCATAGATGACAACCCGCCAAGCGTATTAAGGCGCGCCTCGCGCTCAGCCTGATAGCGATTAAACGCGTTTTGATATTCTTGGCTGGCTAAGTCTTGACCGAACCGCTGAATGTTCTTTAGTGCGCTGCCAGACAATACGCCGCCGCGCGCGGACGCCGACCGCTCTAGCCCCTTTAGACCTTCTGATTGGCGGAAAGCATATCCGGGGTCTTGCTGGAACTGGTCGGTGCCAAAAGCCTTAGCGTACTGGCCGTAATTAGCCGCGTTTGTATCGCCGCGCAGCCCCATAAGCTGCATAATTTGATCGCGCGCAAGGCCCCCATCGTCAATAAATGGTTGTTGAAATTCGCCCTGCCGCTGGTACGCTTGCTCAAGATCACCTCTGGAGGTGGTATAGCCTAGTTCCGTAGCAGCCAGCCCTGCATCAAAACCCCTATTGGCGTCAGTTAGGGCGGTGTCATACCCCCTATTAAGGTCAGATATGGCGGTGCCGTAGCCGCTATCGACGCTAGATATGGCTTCGCTATAGCCCCTATTGACATCGGACAGGGCGGTGTCAAAACCCCTAGTGGTATCGGTTAGGGCGGTGTCGAAACCCAAATCACTAGCCGCTTGCGCCCTAGCATACGAGGTATCGTAGGCGCCTTGAGCGGTGTCGTATCCTTTAGTCGCGGCTGCTTGCGCGGTGTTAAACGCCCGCTCGTCCGCGTCCCGCGCTTCGGTGTAACGCAAACGTTCCAAGTTCTGCGCTTGTCTGTTTGCTTCATCCTGCGCTTTCTGCGCTGTGGCGGCTGCTTCTCTTGCCGCTGCAATGGATTCAGCCGACGCAGTTTTTTGTGCTTCTAACGCCAGCGCATTCGCGCGTTCTGTCGCTGCTGTTGCAGTGTTAGACGCGGTTATTTGCGCGGCAGCCGCTTTTTTAGATGCGCTGCTAGATACGGCGGCGCCGATGGCTGCCGTGCCAACTACTGCTGCTGCTGCTGCCAAACCCATTTTACGCTTCCTTCAGTTGCAAACGGTATGCACTACCGTGATCTTGCGCGCCTAGACGCTTATATAGCATAGAAATACGGGGACCAGAACCCCTTTTACCTGCCTCAAAAAAGACTTCGTCAACACCTTTATTTTTTAACTCTTTAATTGCTTCGCGTTGCAGCTTCAACCCTAAACCGGGGAACTCTGGCGACGCAAAGAATGTAGTGTTTGTTGCGGACAAAATGTCAGGCGAAGTCAACGACGGCGATATTAACGTCATCAGATAACCAAACATACGGCCATTACACCGCGCAGTCATTATCTGCATAGCGCCAACATCATCCAGCGCGCGCATGAGCGGCAAGTTTTTATTCTGCCAGTTGCCCGGTGTTTCGCCTACCTGAATAAGATGTTCGTCAAACAGACTGTCGGCGTCGCGTACCCAGCTATCAAAGTCTTCTGTCTGAAAGGTAACGCCTTCGGGCGGTTCATTAACTTTTGGTGCCATTGCCGTTATTGTCTGGTGCTTGGCAACCGACGCCAGCTTTTCCATTGCTGGTGCGTATGCGTCGTAGTGGCGTATCATTGCAGGCAAATTAATTTGGATGTTCACAGGGGCTAGACGCGCGTAATGATCACTGTCATGCGGCTGCTGTAGGCAATGCTCAAACACTGCCGCGCAAGTGTCTTCATCGTTCAAGCTGTCAAACGATACGGACAAGACGTTAGGTAACCGCGCCTCAATCTGGTCTAGGCTACGGTCCAGTTTTAACAGCAGCGCGTCAAGTTTAGCGCGGTCAATCTGCGTGCCGGCTATCTTCATCAGACTTTCGGCAACTTCGTCACGCGGACGGCGTACAACCAGAACGCGGGCGTTGGGCGCAAACTTGTCTAGCAACCGCCACCAAGGCGCGCCGGCAGTTTCTGCCGTGCCAATGTTAGGCTGCGAAAACCATGCCTGCACATCGTCAATGCTACGCATATGCCGTAACTCTTCATGGCCGCACACCCATTCACCGTAAGTCAGAAACTGAGACAGCCAAGCTGACCGCGACCTAGGTAAAGAGAATACGACGAAGGGCGGCATTAACTAATCTCGCGTCCGGACGCGCGCAGATTGACTGCCGCTGCCGCTGACGCAAGCGTCGATACAAACCCGCCGGACGGCAGGGTGTGGCCTACGATCTCTGGAAAGGTGTAAGTCTCGCCGGGTTGCAGCGTCCGCGTCTTGACGATCAGGTTGCTGTTGCCCGTGGCTTCGCTAACCGCTCCCAAGTTGACGCTTACATTGACCATGCCACTACTGAAGTTGGTAGCCGTGAACTTGTCAATGATAGTCGTGGTGCCGCTTGGCGCCGCATACTGCACTGTCTGGGCGTTTTCCATATTCTTGGCGGGGATGATGTTTGCTGCAATAATTGGCATGGCCTATCCTATCAGGTTACGTTGCCGGTGACGTAGAATGTTTCAGTGCCGACGCACAGCACGTTAGCGACGCCGTAAGCTGCGATGGTGCGGCTGCCGGTGGTTGCAGTGCCGCCAAGCCGCAGCGTCGTTCCAGCGCCTTGTGTGAGCGTTATGGGGCTTGCACTGCTGTTGACCACAAGAAACTCGTTACCGGCCACAAACACGCCCGATGGGACCGTGGTGGTTGCGGAAACAAACAGATGCTTTCCGATGTCGGAAGCGGCAGCAGTAGTGTTGAGGCTTTGCGGGACGCTGCGGTAGCCGATAGTGAATCCTGTACCAAGGCTGTCGTTAACCGTTGACGCCGAAGCCAGACCTGTGATGGTCTTGTTTGTCAGCGTCTGCGTTGCTGTCAGATAGACGCCGTTGGTCACAGTGCCAGCGTTGCCGGATATGTCGCCGGTGATGGTAGACGTTGTGATTGTGACGCCGCTGATTGTGCCGCCAGTGATCGCCACGTTGTTGGAGTTCTGGCTGGTGATGGTGCCGTAGGTTGCAATGTTATCAACGGACCATTGCAGCACGTTAGTCGCGCTTTCCAAGACTACCTTGTAGCTAGTAGCTGTAGAGAACCACAGGTTACATTCGCCGCGAGAGTCCAAAATAACTGGGTTGGTGTTAGGTGTAGCCCCCGACGCATCCGTATATGTAGCCAACGGCGTTGTTGTACCGGCTGCATAGGTATAGACCTTGCCGCCGACCAACGGGCTACCGTTAGCATCGAAGAATTGTGCTTTAGGTTGTTGAGCAAGAACAGTCATATCTAAACCTTAGTTAATGTTGTCCGTAACCGTCAATATGACGGACGGAATTGCGGGTACAGGGGCGCTCGCCGCCGCTGCAAGAATTTGGCAACCTGTGTTATCAGTAGACCAAACCAGTTCAAAATAATCTCCTGCGTTTAGCTTTACCACAAAGTTCCATGCGGCGACAACTGTTGAACCGCTTCCGGCCAATGTTACGCTGGATGCAGAACTTGCCGCGTTAACGCCGTTTACTCTGTACCAGATAAAGACGTTGCCTGCACCGGCAGTCGTTTTGCTAAGTTGGATAGAAAACTGAAAGTTATAGCTGCCTACCCGATCCACAAACACTTGCGATGTAGTTCCGCCGATGTAGACGCCTTGTGTCGCAGATGTAGAGTTAAGCGTAATTGGATACGCTGTGTTGATGACGGCTGCTGTTTGCGTGGTTGTATCAAAGAACGCGCCGTTACGCTTAACTACGTTCTGCGGTGTGTACAGCGGGGCCAAGTCTTGCCCAAAAGACGAACTTGCAGCCGAGTTAGACTGCCCGCCGCCCATCAGCGTAAAGATGTTAAACAGATACCTGTACCACTCACGCGTCACCGTGCCGTCTGATACATCAGTAATCGGCACGCGCGACGCGGGGATGCGGGTAAGTTGGTCGTTAGGCATTTGTGCCGCTCAACATCAGTTCAGCGCCGGTAAGATAGATGCGGACAGGATCACTGCCAGACACTTCGTACACGCGGTCGCGCAGCTTTTGCGTCATGCCAAGTCGGCGCCACATGACGCGGGTACCAGTTGCGCCAATCTTGCCCATGGACGCCCAATGTTCGTTGGACCATGTATGGCCGCCATCGTCGGACCAGCGAAGCATAGCTTGCGGATCGCTTCCTTGGCCGTCGTTCAGGCCAACGCCTGTTTCGCACTCAAGCTGCAAAGAGTGGTTTGCTGTACGCTTGAGATTGTTTTGGCCTGTTGGTAGCGCGCGCCATGACCGTAGCCAACGCTGCGCTATTCCGTTGTCTTCAAAAACGTTTAGTTCAAACGTGTAAATGTTGCCGTTAACGTAATCACCAACAACGATATTGCCTTGGAAGTTACACTGGCAGTTGCTGCGGTGACGTGAGAACCTACCGCTGACGCCGGAAGGTGTGAGCGGTTGCACAACGTAGAACGCACTTGAATAAAACGATTCGGCTTCAAACGCGCCTTCACCCGGCGCAATAGCGGAATAAGATGACCGCTGATGCCACGCGCCAGTGGCAGCGTCGAACACCCAAGTTTCATCCGCGGACGGAAATGACAAGACATAGAACGCATGGCCGTCCTGCTGGTAGGTGTAGCCCACAGCGTCGCTCATATTTAGGTAGTTTTGGATTTGCCATTCAATTGCGTGCGTCGATATGCGCTGTGCGCTATAGCCCGCAGCCCTGTAAATGACGCCTTGGCCGCGCGCGTCAGCGCCCAGCCAGAACACAGTGTTGTCCATCTTGGCGATGGAGTATGGCGCAGCGCAACCGATTTCGTTGAACGCGCCTTGGATTGGCGATAGCGGAAAGTCTAGCCCGCCAGAGTTGTACCACACTTCGGTCGAGTCAGTACCAAACACCCAACATTCGCGGTGGTCTACTAATATGCCAACGACGCCGTCAGGGCTACCTTCGGCGCTGGCAAACTCTAGCGGGTCAATCTGGAAACCATCAAAAAGCTGCGTCACCCAAAGTTTCTGGCTATTAGGCTCGTTAAACACAAAATAACCGTCGAGATAGCCGACAGTGACCGCGCCCGGAAAGTCAGGGTCAGTGATCTGCCCAAACGTGTTGGTGGACTCGTCATAAATAAACGCGTCAGGATTGCAGGCAAAGAATATCTGTGTGCCGTTGTCGGCGATGGATACAGGGCCAGTGCCGGTTACGTCGCCCAGCTTAACAGGTACCCCAGTAAGGCTTGACAGCTTGTAAACTTCAAAGCCAGACACAACGTAAAAGTCATCGCCGCGCGTCTGGTGCGCCCACAGTCCGCGGATCGGACCTTCGCCGACAACCTGTTGAAGCTGCAAGCCGGGGCAACGCTGGATAAACGCCGGCTCTATGCCGCCTTCTGGCACAGCTTCCGGAAACAAGTTTACCATGCGTGCGTTGGCAGCATTTATTGAACGGGTCACATACGCGCTGCCGAGTATGGGCGTCTTCATTAGTAGTTACCCGCAAAGATGTTATACCGCTGGCGGGTTGCTACAATGCTGTATGGCATAGCCATAATGTCGTTCGGGTTGTTGATGCGCTTCAGGTTGCGCTTAGAATACATAGCTAAACGCTGAACTTGTGGTGACGGCTCAACGCCAAACTCAGGCGCTAGTTCGCACGCTAAGTTATAGCGGAACGCACGCAGATAGCCGGGCGGGAACGAAAGTACTGTGTCAAGCGTTGCAGGCTGTGTCAGTTCTTCAACCGAAATAAAATGCCATGTCAAGGGCCGCGTAGGACGCGGGTAGATGAACATTTCAATGTCAGGGTACGTCATGTTGGTAAAGATAACCTGCGGGAATGTAGACGTTACATTCTTGACAGCAATACCATCGTACTGCTGCTGGTTAATCATTTTAATGCCGTAGCTAACGCCTGAGCCGGGATCGACAAAGTACGTTGCAGTATCTAGCAAAATAGGTCGGTTGCCGACGAAATCACCGGTTGGCCCAAGCGTGCGGCTAAGGATGCCAGAAGGCCATGTGAAGACTTGGTCTTGCGTTGAGAAGACGGACAGCCGCTCTGTGTTCCAGCTATCAATCATCTGGTTCATGGCAAGCAGCGCGTCCTGCGACGTTTCAGCCGATGGAGTTTCGCCTTCTGCCAGAACGCCTAGCAATCTAAGCGAACCGTTAATTATGTCTCCAGCAGTTTCCATCGCTTTACCTCTGAAAAAATTTAAAAATGGACGGCCCGAAAGCCGTCCAAATTAGTTATACGCAATGAATGATTGCAAAGTTAATCACTACTGCTTCGCTTTGCGATGTACCCGTCAGGTTTCGCAAAGTGATGGCTGCGACGCCCGCACCCAGTGAACTAGTGTACGTGGTGTACGTCGTTGCGTCAGCTACAGAACCCGCCGACACGTTCAAAATCAAAATGTCGTTGGCCGAAATTAAGCTGTTGTTCAAGTTAAAAGTAACGGCGGTGTTGCCCGCCAACGCTGCGTTGTTCATCGTGATGCGGCCAGCAGACTTGTTCAGCGTAACAGCAGTTGACTTGCTGGTAGCTTGCGTAACCGTGCCTTGTGCTGCGGCGGTGTAGCCGAATTGCTCCTCGCTCAAGAGATATTGTGCGCCAATAATGTCTTGATCGAGGTATGCAACACCAATAGGTTTTGTATTAGGCATTGATTTTCTCCTGAAAAGGATGCCCCGACCGTAGCCGGGGCAAACCTATTAGCCAGCGATGCGGTACAAGTTGTACGTTGTTTCGCCAGTTTTAACAGCGCGGAACAATACGCTCTTAGAAGCAACGCCTGCGCCTGAACCAACCAAGGTCCAGCCGGTGCCTACTAAGATAGTAGGAACGCCGGTGCTGGTAGCGACCAAAGAAATGTCAAAAGACGAGTAGACTTTTGCACTGCTGAAGTCGGCGTTGACAAGTGCAACCGTTGGAAGCGTAAGGTCTGCCGTGCTGGACGAAGTGTAGACAACAAGGCCACCAGCCAATTCGGCAGTGGTTAGTGTAGCTGCTGCGGTAAGTGCAGTCGGGATAGATGAAACACCAAAAGTGATTTCGCCGAGATTGCCGTCACCAACTTGGTAACCGCCAGCGCCGTTAGGTAAAGTAGGCATAGTAAAAATCCTTTAAAATAGTTGGCCCCCGGCGAACCGAGGGCCGGTATTAGATTAACCCCACATCCGGACAGCCATCTGCGGACGGATTGTGCTGTAACCGTACAGAACGTCAATACGGCAAGGCAGACGGTCGTTGTTGATGTCGTACTGACGAACAACGCGCAAGCTGATGCCGTTATGCACCTGACGCGAAGCCATATCTACGCCCTGTGGGAGCAGAAGGTCGGCGGTTGCGAAGGTGATAGCGTCCTTGTGGTATACAAGGTTCTGCGCGTATTGCGTAGAAGCCGTACCAACAAAGATGATTGCCTTGGCGTTACCGGGCAGCGTGTTGACAGTGGCAAGTGCCTGTGCAGCCGAGTAGATCGGTGCAACAGTTAAGTTACCAGCGCCTGCGCCGCTGAGTGTGACATCAGCAAGAACAACGAACTGGAACAACGAACCTGTGCTTTCACGGGTTTGTGGGTTAACTTGGAAGCAGTCAGCTACAGTGAAAACGTCGCCTGCCTTAACAGTAGCGTTTGCGCCTGCGCCAGTAATGGCGATGGTTGTTGCGCCTTCAGCGGTAATTGCCGCCGAAGTTGTGCCGCCGGTTGCAGTACGCGAACCAGTGGTGAACTGCTTAATTGACTGCGACATATTGATTTCGTCGTAGCCAAGTACACCTGTACCCATCATGCCGTTCTTGAACTGCTTGCTGATGGTGTCGGTTGGGTTGAATAGACCCTTCAGACCTTCGACCAAACCAGCGTTAGCGGCTGGGTTAACAGTGGCATAGCGTGGCGACATCACCGCAGCGTTTTCGTTCAGCTTCTGCTGTGCAGCAAGAAGGACTGCCGAAGTACCGGGAGTTGTGCCGGGCGTGCCGACCGTGTTACCGATGGTCAAGAACGAGTTAGCAACGTCAGCGTCGATGCTGGCAGCAAGCTGCGAGATACGTGGCTTAAGAACGCGCTCTGCGAAATCGTCAAGCTGCATCGTCAATTCAGCAGTCGTGAAGTTGACGCCGATGTGCTTCTGGGTGGAAACTTGCAGTGTTGTGAACTGCTCGTTGTCATCCTGCACCTGAAGGGCTGCGCCGTCAGTTACAAGCGCGCGGTCTGGAAGACGGATACGCAGGGTTGAGCCAATTTTAGCACCTTCGACAGCAAAGCTATCGTCGTACTGGCGGTTTACGTTACGTGTAAGCACGAGGTTGTTCTCTAGAATTTCTAGAGCCTTCCGCGTGATCATATCAATTGTTAAAATCGAGTTAGACATGGTAATAATCCCAAATTATCTGTTGCGTTGTGCCTCGTACTTCTTGATCTGCCGCAGCCGTTCCGCTTCAATCCATTCCGACGTAGTCATTGACTTAGTCGAGCGAGGATCAGTTGTGTCGTACTGGTTTGACCCAGTAGAACGGGCAGTGACAGGCGCAATCGGAGCCGGGGCGTTTGAAGTTCTTTTAACCGGCGGATTTGAGGACAATGAAGCCTCAAGTTTTCCAATTTCTTTTGCCTGCAAAATTGGCGCTAGGCGGGCGATACGATCAGCTTCTTTCGGATTAGCACCGAGATAATATAGAACGTCTGGGCCTGCGTCTGACGCTTGGATACTTTGCGCCATGAAATCAGTAATCGGAAGGTTGGGGTTGTATGCGACTTGGTCAAAGTCATCATATTTGTCCCGCGCCACCTCTTCTAAATCATGGTAGGCATCCTGCATTTCAGATTGCTGCCTTGCGGTTTCCCGCCTTGCAAGCAATTCTTCAGCTTTACGTTCGGCCAAAACCTCTGCGTAATCTTCATATGTCTCAAATTGATCAGGGGTAATGTCGTATGCCTGCTGTTGGCGGGCTTGGACTTCCTCTGCTCTTTGAGCCTGTTCGCGCTCCCATTTGCGCTGTTCTCTTGCGAGGCGCTTGCCAACAATTGCGTCAAGTTCTTCTTGTGTGAAGGACTTATTTGCTTCCTGTTCAGCAGGCGTTTCCGGCGTCGTGTTTTCTACAGGCTCGATTGCTGCCGTGGCTTCGAGTTCTGGCGCGGAGGCATCCGCTACGTTGGGGACTGTTTCGTCCATGTTTAACTCCTATGGAGTTCCTGATGTGCCGCACCAGTACGGTTAATGGTCAAACTACATTAAATTTTGCGGCTTGACAATACGATTGAATTTTTTGCGGCCTCAAGTTCGCGCGTTTTAGCTGTTTGTTCTTTGGCCGTCATTGGGCGCACGCTGTGAACGTCTTTTACGACACCCTCGACCCACTGATAGGTAGCACCTTCGTACACCTCATATGTGCCGATTGCGGGTATATCTACGCGGATAAACTTAGCAAACGTGTTTGGCAAATTTGCAGTGTCTACATCAGGAAATGCGGCGCGAAAGTTGTCTCCGAAAATAGGATGCTCGTGCGGCTGACCGTTGCGGATTTGAATGTAAAGTTCAAGGTCGGTGTGTTCCATTTAGACGTTACCCGTGTTAGTCGCAGGAAATGCACGCCCTGCACCCCAAATGATACGAACCGCACCAGATTGGCCATATTGAAAATATGTTATGCCCTCTGATATGTTAAGCCCTCCGCCGCCCGCACCGCCGTAAAGGCCGCCGTCGCCGGGGATATAATACACAGTTGCTGTTGAGCCATTTCCGCCGCCGCTGCCGCCACCACCGCCGCCTGCGACCGCGCCGCTCCTTACCCCTCCCGCGCCGTTGGCCCCTTGGCCTAAAATACCCACGCCGCCGCCGCCGCCAGAGTAAAAGTCTTGGCCTCCATCAACTACTAAAGCGCCGCTACCGCCGCCGCCGCCGCTGCCGGCCAAACCATTAACGTTATACGTGCCGGGCGGTGCCGCGCCGTTGCCTGTGTACCCACCCGCGCCGCCGGCACCAAGAGTGCCGCTGCTGCTGCCGCCGTTACCGCCGCCGGTACCAACAAAGGTACCCCCAGAACTTTGCCAAACGCCGCCGCCGCCGCTGACGGTTGCGTCATTTACAAAAAAGGATGATTGACCGTTGATAAAGTCGCCCGTAGCTTTGTTACCTACCCTAACAGAGTAAGAGTTGCCGGGAATAACCGCTATGTCGTTTTTCCAACCTAATCCGCCAGCAGATTGATACGAGCCGCCGCCGACGCACACAACGCACACGCTTGTCACGCCCGCAGGGGCAACCCAGCTAAACGTCCCCGGCGTAGTGTATGCCTGCTGCCCTTGAATGCCTGCCGCGCCGCCGCCGCGCGTAGACAGCGCGGTAGAGGCCCGTAAGCCTATACCTACACCATTACGGACGGGGATACCAAAGCTCATCGTATGTTAATCGGCTTTGCGTACATTGTGCCGCCGGCGCTGATTTGAATTGCGCTAACACGCCATGTGCCGCCGTTGCCGCCTACGTCGCTAGGCTGGGGTACATAAATTGGTACAGGTGTGTTAGCTGGCAGCGGTGTGTCAGCCGTTGTAGCTGTGACGCCGTTACCAACGCGGATGTACGCGTCAGATGTACACCACACCAGCACGGCTTGCGGGCCAGAGTTCCAGCCAGTTACAGAACCAGCGGTTCCAGTGTATGCTACGTTTTGCGTACCAAAAGCAGGATCATTAAGAGGGCGTAAAATTTCCATATGTCGCGTCCTTATGCGAGAAATTTAAGTTTGTACAAGGTTGAGTAATACAACCCAAAAATCTCGTCGATAATGTTTTGGATCGGAGTGCAATCCTTATCAACGACTTTATACCGCATTTCCTCAAGTTCGTCTACCTGACCTTCAAGAAACGCAACAATATTGTTTGTCTTCTTAGCTGACATAAGCGAAATAGGACCGATTAGGCCATATTTGCCTTGGTAGGCTTCAGCAAATTTGTCAGCCAATTCGATCACTTCATCATAAAAAGTGTTCAATGCAGAGTGTTTGGCAAAGCTGCGTGTGTTCAGGTGCGTCGAATGGGCTACATCGCGCGCGAGAAACAATGTGCCTACGAAGTCAGCGCATTTCATGATGATGGTCTTTCGGGCCAGACGATAGCAAACGGATCAGTTTGAGTAGTTACATCGCGTAAGGCTTGACGATATGTAGCCCATGCAGCAGCGTCTACAGGTGCGTCAGGTAACTGCGTCCAATCGGATTCAGCCAACAGCTTGTTACGTTCAACGCGGACAACAGCCCATTGCGCTTCGGTATCTGGTGCGGGTGGGGTAAGATTTTCCCCGTCCCAAAGCCAACCGATTCCACCGATATTGGCCTCTATCGAGTTCGGTATTGCGTCCAAGCTATCAACTTCGATGGTGTTTGTAACAACACCGTTTTCAACAATATGCGCTCTCATTAGACAATACCCCAGATACGTAACTCGCCGCGTCCGCCTGCGCCGCTACTGTTACCGTTGGTTTTAGTTGCGCCGCCGCCGCCGCCCGGAGCGCTTCCGGCTACGCCCGCTGCATCGGCGGACGCCCCTCCGTTACCACCAAAAATAGATATGCCGCCAGCAGCGCCACCAAAATTAGTCGCGCCTTGAGAAGCACCACCCCCGCCGCCGTAAACACTAGCTCCGCCAGCAAAAGCATTGATGCTAGAGTTAGTACCGCCCCCAGAAGCGCCCCCAGCATAAGTGGGTAACCCAACGTTATTTGTTGAATCTGCGCCGCCAAACCCAGAGTTTGCGCTGCCTCCGGGGTTCGGACTGCCGCCGCTGCTGGTACCGGCAGACAAAATGCCGCCGCCGCCGCCGCTAAAAGTGCCTGACCCGCCGGCGCCACCATAAGCAAAAACTTTATTGTCAAAAGATGAATTTCCGCCCGTATTACCGTTTGCACTAATCGCACTAACCCCACCGGCGCCAATGGTTACAGTGCAAGACGCAGAAAAAAGCGTGCTGTTTAATGAAAATATATTGCACGCGCCGCCGCCGCCGCCCGCAGGGTTGTTCCCGCCATTACCGCCGCAGCCAGAACCCCCGCCGCCCCAAAGCAGCCCCGAAAAAGCACTATATCCCGGCGGTTTGGTAAATGTGCTGGAGGCAGTAAATGTGGTGTAAAAAGCATCTAGAACTATTGTTCTGAGCGCAGTACCATCGCACTGAACCAACCGACATTCGCCGGGGTACATAATATAAGTTGTCAGCCCATCAATAGTTTCTGAGCCGTTAGGGTCTAACGTAATGTCGCCTGTACCACTATTACGAAGATAGCAAAACCAACCATTTCCTAATGTTGCCGCAGCCGCAAAAGTTTGTGTAAAAGTACCTGATGTAATATCAATTAAGTTTGAACGGTTAGATGCACCAATTTGCGTATTGCTAGTGCGCGCCACGCGAATAATTTCAGCGCCGATAGGGGGTGGAACATACTCTAATGCAGTGGCCCCGCTATTGACAGCAAGAACTTGCCCAGCAGTGCCAAGAGTTGCTAGGGCCGTGCCGCCGTTTGCAATAGGTAGTATACCTGATATGTCGCCTACTGGAACACTAGCCGCCGCAGTAAACGCAGATGTACCGTTACCCTTGACGTAACCTGTAAGTGTTGACGCGCCTGTACCGCCATTTGCGACAGGTACGTTAGTAACCGCCAGCGTGCCGCCAGATACCGACAAAGCAGTGCCAATGCTGATTTCTTCGGCAGCGCCTGTACCGGCGGTAGCGCGGCCCAGCACCTTGTTGGTGGCAAGCGTCAAATCATGTTCTTGGTTCCAGTTAGACGGCTGGACAAGTGTTGCATCAAGGCTATCAGTTTTGGCAGACTGAAAGGTATGTTTGAGGCTTACGGTCATTACATCATTCCTTCAGGCGGCATCTCAGGCATGGCGCCCATTTCTGGCATTGGTTGCGGTTCAGGCATTTCTTCAATCATGTCAGGTTGCTCACGCATTTCGGGTGATCCGCTAATCAAATCACCTGTGTCTAGCGCGCCAGCAATTGTACCCATGACAATATCCTGAATTTGCTCTTCTGTCATCCCTGCTTGCATCGCGCTGATGCGTTTTGTTTCAGCGTCGTAGGCGTCTACCTGTGCCTTGTATTCCTTGATGTCTACTTCGCGCTTCGCAACGTCTGCCTGAACGCCTTCGATAATATCGACCATACGGTTCAGTTCTTGCGCCATAACTTCCATTTGCTGCTGTGCAGCGACCATTTCAGGCGACTCATCGTCGGTAGCCAGTACCTTGGGGTCAAGTATCTTACGGAACCGATCCGCCATTTCCTGCGCGCCGGGCCAATCCATGTTCTTGACAAACAAATCGCCTGCTACAGCCCAAAGCGAAGGGTTAGACTGCAAAATCTGGCTCATAGCATCAAGTGCTTCTTGACGCTTGGTCATGTAACCGGGGCCAGTAGTGACCATAACGTCGTATGTACCAACGCCGGGGTTGTAAATCTTTTCGATTAACGCACCGGTTTCGTCACGCACTTCGCGTACAGGTTCTGCCTGTGTTGGGTCCATTTTGACCATGCTGACTTCGCCGTCAGCACCAATGATGCGTGCAATGCGTTGTGTGTCGTAGATTTTAGGGATCATATCAACAATCTGGCGTGTGATGTAGCGAATTGCCCGCGCAAGGTTGTCAACGTAGTGATACGTGCCAACATCGCCCTGCTTTTCGCGTGCAATGATAGCTTTTGCCGACCGTTCGTTGCCTTGTTGGCCCAGCGACGCATCATACTGGCCGGTTGTGGCCTTGATGTCCTCGCCAGCGCCCATTTTAGCCTGTATCAGACCTGTTTGGGGCAAAGGTGGCTGTGCGCGTTGCGGAAGCGGTAGAACGCCACCAGCGCCGTCTGTAACGTCTGGATTGACTTCCAAATACGGCCAGTTGGTCGTGTTGGCAGTCTTCCACTGGTTTTCGTAGCCTTCAAACTGGCCGCCGTAACCGATAAATGGCGCTTTAGGTGCCAATGCAAGCATTTCTGCCTCTTGGCTGGTCCAGTAGTTGTACATACGCTGGGCATCTTTGGCATTACGCACAAGCCCGGAAATGTAAATCTGTCCGTCAACCTCAAATTCGTTGCCAATTACGCGTACAACAGGGATATATTTGCCTGACCACTCGCGCTCGTCAAGAATGTCAAAGCCATTGGTCTTCATCCACATGACTTTTTTACGGTCTACTTTGCGTGTGCGAAGCGGTTTGCCGTACATTTCTTTAAGCTGCTTGTCTTCTGGCGAATTAGCCTTTGCAGTCTGGTTATTTGGGTACAGATGCAGCGTTTCAGGCTCATAAACGTTGTAAAAATACTCCGCGATGCGGATTGTATCTTCTTGCAGCCACGACGAAATGCCCTGATCGCCAACGCCTTGGCTATATAATGTGCTAATTGGCGTCGCGTCAGGGAACAAACGCTCATATTCTGACTTTAGTATGTCTTCAGTAATAAAGCACCATTCGGCATCTGAGCCGCATGGGTCTTGGATTGTTGGGTCCATGTACACGCTAAATGCGTTACGGACGCGGCCAATCTTAATGTCTTGATCAAACGTATCGTCGTTGCAATACTCAGTCAGCAGACGGATGTAACCTTCGCCGTAAGTGACTTGGTTGTCGCAGGCTGTGTCATACGCAACGTCGGCATCCGACATATACTCAATGTGGCGCACCACACCGTTGAAGATTTCTGCTACCTGTACGTCAGCATTGTCATCCGCGGGTATTACTTTACCGTTTGGACGGTTCTGACGCTGTTCGTTGGTTACCTGACGGACGTGCTGTGGCAGCTTGTTGATTGTCAGGCATGGGCGTGCGTTGATAGTTTGACCTTGCACACTGCCGCGGGTTGACAACACGTCAGCGGGCCACTGCCACTGGTTGTCAGGGCTGCCGGCCATAAAGCGTAAATCGTCTAGTTCGTCCTCACGGCTATCCGAATACGCAGCCTGCGCCATCGTAAGACGGCTACGCATGGTAGCCATCTTATCGTTATCGTCGCGCGTTGTCTTAGGTCCGTTAGAACCTACGTTGGCGACTTTGCCTGCTGCGTTGATGCCTGTGGGGTCGGCCATAAATTATTTCTTGCCCTTCTTGGCGGCTTCGCGCTTGACGCTGTAGGCGATGGCGACGGCTTGTTTCACAGGTTTGCCCGCATTTACTTCTGCTTTGATGTTCTTGCGGAACGCAGCTTTGCTGGGTGACTTAGTAAGAGGCATAATTAACGCTTTTTGCCCATTGGAGTTGACTTCATGTTTACCGTTGTGCGCGTGACCTGTACAGGTTTTGGCATTTTTGGCGCCGAAACTTTAGCTGGCATCTTGACAGGAGCGCGACCGCCGCTTGGGTTGGTCGTGCCTTCCTTTGGCATTGGCGACTTGGCGCGTTCACGCAGCATTTCTGCCATACGCTCAGACTTTACTGTACCGGTCTTGTACAGTTCTTTTGTGTATTTGTTGGCTGGCATTTACTTACCCTTTTTGGCTGGTTTTTTAGCGGTTTTGGCGCTGTCTTTGAAATCTTTAGCTGTAGGCGCACCTTTGTCACCTGCTTTACGCATTTTCTCGCCTGATCCGGCGGCAATGCGGGCTTTTTTAGCATGGATATTTGCGTACAATCCGGGTTTCATGGGCATTTCCACCTTTTCAAACTAGCTTTGGCACGCTCGCCGTCTTTTGCCTTAGCAGCTACTGCACCCATGCGCGCGCAGAACGACGCTTTGCGTCCCGCATCTGCTTTTGTTTTCGGGCTGGGCGCAGGCGCCTTTAAGTTACTACCTGTAGCAGCATTATACTTGGCTCTGCCAGCGGCGGTCAGGCCCGCACCCTTTGACACAGGCAGTTTCTCGCCTCTGCCAACGGATAGCGACACTGATTTTTTCTTGTCAGCCATTAACTGCCCATCCACGATGTAGATATTCCTGCGGGAGAATAGCCTCTTGTGCGATGCTTGTCAACGCGTGTCAGACGCGGATCAGTAGATGCTACAGGAAATGCGAACGTGACCGCTATGGCGTCCGCTGCGTCAGGCGAGGCCAGCCCGCGTGACTTCATATCTTTCTTGCTTTCAAGGAACAGCGTCCCCCGGCTGTCAGGCTTAGTGCGCGGGCTGATGAGGTCCGTCTTCAAGAACCTATCCGATGGTATGTGGCCCGTCCTGAGCCAGTCACGCATGGCACCCCACATCTCTGCGCGCTTGTTACCCCACATTGTCTGGTTCTTGGCCTTGTTGCCGAAGTTCACGCCGCGTATCTTGTACCGCTGCTCTTTCAGCCGATCTACGACGCCTGCACCTAGCCCGCCTTCGTCGATGCAGACTAGCGCCGGCTGGAACTGCTCTATGGCGTCGATGACATGGCCTGCCACTTCCATCGTGTCCGCGCCGCGGTGCCTGCGTAGTTCCAAGATGTCACGGCCCTGCCGTATGGCGATGACCGTAGCGTCAGCCCCGAACCGTGCAGGGTCAACCCCTATGACGATGGGCGCGCTGGTGTCCTTAGCAGGCGGGCGCTTCATGGCATCGTCAACCAAGTTGCTGCCAATAAACTGATCGTCACCTTCACTGGGGAAGTTACCGTACACTTCGACGCTGGCTTGGTAGCTGTCTGGCCCGTACTCGTCGATGATGCGCTGGTACAGGTGTTTGTCTGTACCCTCGACATCGCGGGCGTCAATGACGCGTGTTGACCAGAACGCCCGCTTGCTGTGGAACGTTTCGTAGAAATAGCCAGTGTTGCGCCGCGGGTTGGAGAACGCCAAATGAAAGCGATGCGGCGTATTCTCTGTGAAGAAACCATCACTAACAGACCAGATGCTGTCAGGTATACCGCTGGCTTCGTCGAATATGAGCATCACACCGTCGAAGTTGTGGACCCCTGCGTATGCGTCAGGGTTCTCTTCTGACCACAGCCGGCCTTCGACTGACCAGTAGCGCGTACCTTTCTTGAGGTCGCGCTCGACTAGCTCTGTCATCCATTTGGCGGGCATGATGCGTGTAGCTGCTATTTCAAACCAGTGACTGTTTAGCGACATTGCCAGCCACTTGGTTATTTCTGCCCATGTTACCGACCGCAACTGCGCCTCAGAGTTAGCCGACACGATGGTAGTACTACCGATGCGTGTGGACAGCATCCAGATAGTTAACCAACTGACCAGTGCCGACTTGCCGATACCGCGTCCTGACGCAATCGCCAGCCGCGCAGTGTCGAAGTCAACCTTACCGTTGTTCTCTTTGATGTGGTCGCGCAAGTCGCTGAGTATCTGACGCTGCCATTTACGCGGGCCGGGAAAGTGTTCCAGCGGCGTGCCTTGTTGGCCCCACGGGAATGTGTACAGCACGAACGCTAGCGGGTCATCCTTTAGACTTGGCGACCACAGCCTTGCCATCAACTCCATCTCGTCTTGGGCTGAGTATATCGGTTGCTGCATGGTCTGTGTTATCCTCTAGTCGGGGCAGTTCTGTGTACAGCCCTTCGATGACGCGCGTCTGTGCTTTTTCCAGTGCGCCTGTGATACTTATCTGTTGGTCGATGTTTACGTCAATCTGCTGCTTGGCTACCCAGCCGTGCTGATGCTTGAGTATCTCTAGCGCAGCCTTGCTGTCGCCGTCGCGTGCCGCTTCGTACATGGTTTTGGCCGCGACCATCTCGCCGTCAGCGCGGCCTTTGATCTCTGCCATCTCCACCAGCGGGTCAGCGTCGGCCAACACGCGGAACTGCCGCGGGGTCATGCCGGCGGCCATAGCGAGGCTGTCACCCTTTAGCCCGTAGCGGGCAGCTTCGTAGATAGACTCCAGCCGCGACTCGGTGGCCTGTATCCGCTCAGGTGTAAATGGCAATGAGTAGAATGTCATTAGCTGCACAATAATCCAAAGGACGCAGATACGCAACAGGCTTTGGTGCGGGTGGTTTTTTTGTAGCTACATTGTAGCCCACGGATTTTTTGCATCTACAAATAATAAAAAAAATAAAAATTGTTTGCGGTACCTGACACTGACAACGGCCCGACCGTCGGCCCTAGGGGGGTGGCCTTGGAATTTTCCGTATTTTGCTTTGCGTCCTTGGCTGGCAGGCTTGCGCTGTCCGCAGCGCAGCTTTGTGCTTTCCGCCATGCGATTAGCGTTCTGCTTATGTTCTAGCTGGAAATAGAAATGGCCTTTCCCTTTCTGCGCTCGCGCGAATTGGAAAAAACACATTGCTGCTAGCTAGGTGCGTTAATGTATTAATACACCAACTGGGCGTTCTGGGTCATGACTTTACAAGTCGGCGATGAGTTGAGTTTGCGTGTCTGATTGCGCGGGTCATGAAGCCCGGCCTTGTGTTGCTAAAATGTCACGCTCAAAGTTTATTTGTAGTTTACGTTAACGTCAAGTCTGGGTCATCTGGGTCATCTGGGTCATGTGTTTTAAGTCGCCGACGAAATGAGTGCTAGAAACCTATATGGTTATATATACTCTATTTATCATTTCATCATCTAAATACAATATAATGACCCAGATTACCCAGTTTCCTCCAAGACCTGTGCAAATTAGCCATTTTTCACTGGGTCATCCACGCCCAAACCATGACCCAGTTTGCTACCCAGTTGACCCAGCTTTCAGCTTAACGCTCAACGCGCCATTTGCG